GTCCATGATGCTGATTGTTATCCCCTCAGGTGACCGGTGGTACCGCCTCAGTATTTTTCGAGGATACTGGGCGCACATGCAGCGGAATTAGATGGTAAGTTGAAAATGCTATATCCTGTATAGGTATATGGTCTTTTGTTACTTATAACTTCTCCGTATGTTGGTAATGTGAACTGGTTACGATGTAAATATTTCTTGTAACCTTTAATTGAGAAACTATGTTCCTTTGCCTCTCCAAAGAGGGTAGGGTAATGGTGTTTTTCAAGCCAAAGTGTTGCGGGGTCATTGCATTTTGACTCTTTGTTAACGAAAACATATTGATATGCCTTTTTCAGGTCCGTCATCTTGTCTTCGATATCAAGCTCACAACCACCCACCTGATATGGTGATGGTTTGTGGATGAATTTTGTTTGCCGCTTAGTTGTTGATTTGGTTGATAGTTTCATACCGAGTTCACGATAAAAGTGTAGGCGAGATTTCATCTTCATGCCATTGTCGTTCTGTTTCAGTTCACGACAGTAATCGTTCAAGTCATTATAGAGCTTAAATACCTTTCCGTTCACAAAACGAAGTTGGGTATAGGTTCCTGTATTGAATAAAAATGGTCTACTGTTAATTGTGAAGTAGTTTTTGTGGAGAAAATTCTTTCCAGGACTTGGCCTAAAGCCAACGAGTCGGATATTTTCTCTCCATTGATTATGGAACTCTTTCGTCGATTTAAACAGAATGTCATCACCGTTTATAAGCGGTCTAGATGACTCTTCTTCTGAAAGCTCTTGTGTATATTCATAAATCCATTTATTGATTAAACATAAGACTGGAAAGGAGATGAGACTCCCCATCAGTTGCCCGTTCCTCTGGTTTATCATATGGTTACCTTCTGAGTCTACGACTGTAAAACAGTCAAAACTCGTTTTAAGAAAGTTATCTTTGATACCAGAGAGAGCTGCAAGTACAACGTCACGATGTATTGTGTCTGTTGCTGCTGAATAATCACCCGATGTAAAAAGAAGGTGATTGGGCCATTGCATGGATCGAACCGCTGATAATATATCAGGATTATTGGTCAGTTTGAAAGTTGGATCCTTATCTATATATGCCTTTATAGCCATTTGATAATTCTTTAGAATTTGATGATGTGCTGGCATGGCTGTAAGGTTTCTGACTTTTAATGGTTCTTGGACTTGAATGTGTCGCACCGTCGTGTTCTTATTCAGTGACTTCCACTCACACTCCTGTGAGATGTTGTCAACATATCTGAAATAGTCATCGACCTCTGTTACCGTTATAGGTCTTGGTGCATTAATTAAGAAGTCTCGATTACGAGATCCTTCCAGGCAAGCTTTGTTACTGACATTACAGATTAATTTAGGTACAACAAAATTTTTGAAGTACTCATTTGATCTCTTTTCGATGTAACAGAGAACATTTCTGTCAGTTTTTTTACTGATTGATAAATCTTGTCCATATTTCGACTTCTCGTAGTCTAAAACTACTTGGGGAAGGATTGAATGGAAGAATCTCTTAAACTGAGATAATTGATAAGCACCACGAAAAGTTTCGAGTTTTCTTTTAAGGAAACGTCTGAAACGTTTAGAACCAAAACTGGTTATATAATTGAAGATAGTCATCTCGAACGGTGATAGGGAAATTTCCACTGAATCATACCGTGAGGTACATTTGGTTGAACAGTTCTTGAAAGCCGAGTAGATTTCTACTATTGACTTATCTTCACAGAGACTTTTGAGTTTTTCTTGATAGTCTCTTAAGGGTGCAGTTGAATCTTGCCGATTGTTAGCAAGGATTTTGTGAGTTGAGTAAATCGACTTGCCTAATTTGTTAATAAAGGTGAGAAGTTCAGAATCGATGACGACTCGATAACAGTCATCAATTGATTTTGGATCTTCGCTGCATGTGCCTGCTACTGTACAAGCTACAGAGTAGGTACCACCCTTAAACCTCAATTTTCCACAATTCGTGGCAGGGGCTTTAACCCTGGTGCTATGAGTTTTAAAAGTGATAATTGGGGGCCGAAAGGCACACCGTATGGTTGATAAGACCATACCTCCTGTTGGGTTACT